TGGAAGTGACCGTAACCAGCCACATTGATGTCTGTTCGGTACGGTACGAAGCGATCCATGCCCGTTTAAAGCGTCTGGAGAGGCTCGTGATCTCAGTCGGAGGCACGGTCATTCTGGTGCTGGTCGGTGCGTTGGGTTCCATGGCAATGATGCTGGTGGAGGCATTGCAAAAGTGACTGAGACGACCGACATCGAAATGTTCAAGGCGCAGGTGCGAGCCGAGTTGAACCGGCTTGAGGCGCAGTCTTCGGCAAAAGAAGTCGCAGGCAAAGCCATTGGCAAAGATGGCCTCAAGTACATCACGGTCATCGTGGTCATCGGTGTCGTTTCCAGTCTTGCTTTGGAAGGCGAGAAGATTGCGGCGGTAATGGGCCTATTGGGCGCGTCACTGACCGCGCTGATCTCCATGCTCAACAACATTGCCGGGGCTAACGAAAAGGAAGACAAGCCCGAGTTTGGCGTAATCAAAGAACTGATTAACAAACTGGATCGACTTGACCGCAAGGAAATGCCGATGCGTGTCGATGTCGAGGGCGACCATGTGACCGTGACCAAGGGCGATGATGTTGTGAGGGCAAGCAAATGATGACCATGATTAGTACCTTTCTGTCGTTCCTTGCGGGTGGACTGCCCAAGATTCTGCAAATCTTCCAAGACCGGCAGGACAAAAAGCACGAATTGGCTCTTGTCGCAGCCCAGAAAGAGCGTGAGTTGGCCCTTGCAGAGCGTGGGTTTATCGCGCAGGCACGGGTTGAGGAAATCAAACTGGAGCAAATCCAGACGCAGACGGCTGCTGAGGAACGCCAAGCCCTGTACAACCACGACATTGAGATTGGCAAGGGCGCGAGTCAGTGGATGATTAACCTGCGAGCCAGCGTCCGTCCTGTTGTGACCTACATTTTCGTGCTGGAGTTGGTCGCGCTGAACATTGCCGGGGTGTGGTACGCATGGCATCAAGGGGTGCCGTTTGCGGCTGCGATGGCCGAAGTGTTTTCGGATGACGAGATGTTGATCCTCAGCAGCATCATTGCGTTTTGGTTCGGGACACAGGCTTTTGGCAAGAAATGATTCACTTGTACATCGTTCTTATATGGGCGCTTGTAACCGGGAACGAGTCAAACATCGATGAGGCAGATTGGCAGTGAAAGTCAGCGCCGCAGCCATCGACATGATCAAGCACCACGAAGGGGTGAGGACTAAGCCTTACCGTTGTCCGGCGCTGTTGTGGACGGTGGGCGTGGGCCATGTGATTGATCCGACTCACGCGGCGGTGAAGTATGAGGAGCGCAAGAGTTTACCGGTACCCGCAGGCTGGGATCGCACCCTCACGATGGACGAGGTGGATCGGATTCTTTCTCAAGACCTTGGTCGGTTTGAGCGTGGTGTGGTTCGACTTTGCCCTGCTGCTGTTGGTCGTCAGGGAGTCTTCGATTCTCTCGTCAGTTTTGCCTTCAACGTGGGTCTTGGCAATCTCCAGCGTTCTTCCCTTCGGATGAAGACCAACCGGGGTGATTTTGAAGAAGCGGCAGAAGAATTCATGAAGTGGACGAAGGCGGCTGGGCGTGTATTGCCCGGTCTTGTCAAACGCCGTAAAGATGAGCAGGCTTTATATTTGTCGGGAGTTGCCTAGATGCCCCTACAAAAAGTTGAACTACGCCCCGGCGTCAACCGCGAGTCTACTTCGTACGCTAATGAGGGCGGGTTCTTCGCTGGCGACAAAGTTAGGTTCCGTTCGGGCTATGCCGAGAAGATCGGCGGCTGGCAGAGCATCAACATCAACGGCAGTACGTTCTTCGGCGTGTGCCGGATGCTGTGGAACTGGATCAGCAAACTCAATCAGAACCTTGTTGGCATGGGTACGAGCCAGAAGGTCTACGTGGAGCAGGGCGGCACGTACTACGACATCACTCCGCTTGGTAACTCGCTGACGCTATCGTCAAATCCGTTTTCTACTACATCAGGTAGTCGCCTTGTCACGGTTACGGCTTCTGGGCATCTCACGGCTATCGGCACGTACGTTAATTTCTCCGGTGCCACGGCAGTAGCCAGCCTGACTCTGAACGGCCAGTACGAGATTCAGTCCGTACCTAACGCCAACGAGTTCACGATTTATGCTTCGGTTACGGCTTCATCCACAACGACTGGCGGCGGCTCGCTGGTCATTGCCAAGTTTGATATTGATGCAGGCAACGCTGTCTACAGTTCGGGCGTAGGCTGGGGTGGCCCTCCTTGGGGATCAGGCGGGTGGGGCTCTTCCACGGGTGCAGGCGTCGAGATGCGCCTCTGGTCGATGTTCAACTACGGCGACGATTTGATGTTTGCCGAGCGCGGTGGTGAGATTTACTTCTGGACGATAGACACGACTTCGTGGTCTCGTGCTGTTACGTTGGAAGAAAAAGCCAACACGGCGATCAAAGGTACGACGCTTGGCGCGTTTGCCTCGGGCGTTACCACTATCGTTCTGGATGATACGACTGGGCTTGATACGGGCGCGGTGCTATCGGGTAGTGGAATCGTTAGCGGTACGTACGTCACGACTGCATGGGACTTCAGCAACTCAGTCACGATTTCGCAGGCAACGAATGCCTCGGCTACGCTTTCGGCTATCTCGTTCAGTTACTCCGGTCAGCACGTGCCGAACGAGGTCAATTACATTATTGACTCGCCAGTTAATGACTTTGTGATTTCTTGCGGCTCGACCCCGTACGACCCGACAAGTTTTGCCACGACGTTTGATCCGCTGCTTGTACGCTGGTCAGATCAAGGCAACGCTTACGAGTGGGTGCCAGCAACGACAAACCAGTCAGGCGAGCAGGGTCTGTCGCATGGCTCGTACATTGTCACAGCCAACAACACCCGTCAGGAAATCTTGATCTGGACGGACACGGCGCTCTTCTCCATGCAGTACGTCGGGCCTCCGTTCGTGTGGTCATTTACGCTGCTGGATCAAGATATTTCTATTGCATCGCAGAACGCCGTGCTGACGGTGAACAACGTGGTCTATTGGATGGGCCGCGACAAATTCTTCATGTACTCGGGTCGCGTTGAGACGCTGCCTTGCACCCTTCGCCAGTTCGTCTATAACGACATTAACTATGACCAATTAAGTCAGGTTGCGGCAGGAGCCAACGAGGGCTACAACGAGATTTGGTGGTTCTACCCATCGCAGAACAGCACGATCAATGACCGCTATGTCATTTATAACTATCTTGAGCGTATCTGGTACTACGGCAATTTGAACCGTACATTCTGGGCGCAGCATACGCAGCGCATCTATCCGTTCGCTACGTTCAACGTGCAGCAGGCATATCTTGCCACGAGCATCAATTCGTCGGTAACAACGATTGCCTTGACTGACACTTCAACCTTCCCGATGAGTGGCACTATTTCCATAAACTCGGAGAAGATTTCTTACGCTGCCAAGGACGGTAATACGCTCACCGGGTGCGTTCGTGGCATTGAGGGTACAACGGCGGGATCGCACGAACAGTATGCCTACGTCACGTTCAACGTCGCAAACCAAATTATGTTGCACGAAGTGGGTAACGATGATGCGTCGGTGTCTCCCGCACTACCCATTGAGGCATTTATTGAGTCGTCGGACTTTGACATTCAAGATGGGCAGAGTTTTGGTTACGTCTGGCGCATGTTGCCCGACCTCAACTTCACAGGGTCTACGGGATCAAGCCCGAGTGTGACGCTGACGGTACGGCCTCGGCAGAACTCTGGTTCTAACTATACGAACGCCGACAGCCCGACTGTCACGCGCACAGCGACCATACCGGTTCAGCAGTACACCGGGCAGGTCTATACCCGTGTCCGTGGTCGCCAGATGGCGTTCCGTGTGGACTCCAACGATCTTGGCGTTGCTTGGCAGATGGGCGTGATGCGTATTGACGTTCGACCGGATGGACGCCGATGACCGTTGCACGTGGCATATCTACGCCGAACTTGCCGGTTGCTCCGATTCAATACGAGCAGCGGTTTCAAGATCAATTTAGTAACGTCTTGCGGCTTTTCTTTAGGCAGGTAGCCAATCGGGTTAATTCACCGACCGCACATGCTTCGTATTTTGATACGACGACGCAGCCGAATCCGGTTGCGGATGCCGTTAATTTGTTTACTTACAATTCAGTCGTTACCCAACAGGCTATTACACGCGGTAACCCGACATCCAAAGTCTACGTTGCTCAGACGGGGATTTATAACTTTCAGTTTTCTGCCCAGTTAGATAAAGCCGGTGGGTCGGCAAGTGCTGTTTATATTTGGCCTCGTATTAACGGGGAAAACCTGCCGGACTCGGCTACTAAGATCGTTATCGACGGCCCCAACAACGAGATTGTGGCGGCGTGGAACTTTGTGCTTGTGCTGCAGGCAAACGACTATTTTGAGTTGGCTTGGCAGTCTTCGGACACCGACGTAGTTATCCCGTATGTAGCCGCAACCGGCAACATCCCAGCGATCCCATCCATCATCCTGACGGTGGTTTGGGTATCAAATTACGAGGCTAACTAATGATACTATCCATCAAACTTGACCCCGTGAGGGCGTTATGAATCAGAGTCAGTCCATGGCGGGTCTCGCCTCCCTAGTCCAGTCGCGTGGCAGGAACGGCGATTCCATGCTCGTCCACATGACCCCCGGCGAAGTTAAGGGGCTGCAGGCTCTGGCCTTTGCTCACGGTGGACAACTAAGCATCAATCCCGATACGGGGCTTTACGAGGCTAACTTCCTTAAGAAACTGCTGCCGACCATTATTGGCGCGGTACTGACCCCGCTGACGGGTGGCTTGATCAACCCGCTGACGGCTGGGTTCCTTGTGGGCGGTGTTGAAGCGGCACGTACGGGCGACCTTGGCAAGGGCTTGATGGCTGGCCTTGGCGCGTACGGCGGTGCAGGGCTTAGCACGGCTTTGGCTGGCACGGGCGCGGCGGCTGCTTCGGGAGCAGGGGCTGAAATTGCCAAACAAGGCGCGGCTGCGGCAGCAGAAACGGCAGGCACTGAAGCGGCTAAAGAAGCCGCCAAACAAGCGGCTATGAAAGAAGCCGCCCAGGAAGCAGTTCGAGACAAGATAAAGACCAGCATGTTTGGTCGCTTGCCCGAAGGCGTGGCAAGTTTTAAAAACATCGGCGCTGGTGCTGGGGAAATCTTTAAGACCGGTGGCGCTGGCCTTGGCGGTATTGGCGGCATGGGCGCAGCCGGGTCTGCGTTCGGTGCGCTTGGTATGCCTGCTAAAGCGGGTCTTACTATGACTGCCGCTAACGCACTTAGCCCCGACATGGAAATGCCGGAAGGCGGTGGCTATCAGATTGACGACTCCTATTACGAGTCTATGGGGTACAGCCCCGAGCAAGGCCGCTTCCTTGGCGGTCAGTGGCGTAAAGGCTATCCCGGCTTTCCCCCGCCGGGCATGGCAGGGGGCGGCGTAATCCCGGCCCCAAACGGTAACTATCCGTTGGCTAGACCGTCAGAAAGTGTTGGCGGGTATGAGATGGATATTGACCCGTACACTGGCGAGGAGCGGTTTGCCGCTGGTGGAGCGGCAGTGGGCCGACGAAGTTACGAAGAGATGCCGATAGACCCAGAGTTGGCTCGACCCAACTCAGCCAAGGCTGGCTGGATGCAGTACATGCAGCAGAACCCGGCAGAGCAACAGCGATTTATTGATGCAGGATATCCGGCAGAGTTTTTCCAACAGAACCCAGAGACTTTTACTGGGAATCGCCCGTTTATTGCCGGTAAAGACGAAGCAGTTAGAGCCTCTGAACAAGCACGGTTAGCGCAGCAGGGTATCGCTGCTCCGTCCACGATGCCGCAGTATCAATCTGCTCCTCAAAGTGCAGACTCTTTTGCTTCTTATTTGCAGAACCTTAATCAGTTCGTGGCTTCTCCAATTGCCGCTCCGCAGCAATCCGGTGGAGGACAACCGGGCGGCGGTCAGCCCGGTGGAGGACAACCCGGTGGTCAGTCGGGTGGTGGGGTCGGACAGCCCGGTGGCGGGAGACCCGGTGGCCCTCGTGGTGGTACTCCCCGTGGTGGCGGGGATTTTGGTGATATCGAAGATTTGTATAGCGGTAGCGGGAGTATGAAGTGGGATGCCAATCAAGGGCGTTTTGTTTCGGCCGGGCCGCAGAACCCGTTTGCTGGTGGAATGCCTACAGGTAACCCGTTCGCAGGGTTTGGCAACATAGATTTCTCTGCGATCCAAGACTATTTTAGAAACGCTGGCGCAGGGAACGGTGTTGGGCGCGGTGCTGGTGCTGGTGCGGGTTCCGGTGGTATGCCGGGAGGTCAGAATCAATTTGGCGGTGACCAATTTACCGGCCCGACTGACAATCAATTCGGTGGAGACATGGGCGGCGACGGCGGGATGATGTACGCCGGAGGCTCAAAAGACTTCGACGAAACCACTGGAATGTACCGTGGCGATACTAATCAGGGCGGTGCCGGAACGCCTGATTTTAGTGGCATGGACTTTAGCAACTTGGATTTGTCCGGCTTACAAAATCTTAATTTATCGGGTATGGGCGGCGCAGGCAGTTACATGCCTGATATGTCTGCGTTCGGCGGTGGGCAGGAGGCAAACCCGAATCCGTTTGCCGATAACTATTCCCCGCCCGCTGATATGGGCATGGGTGAAGTTGCTTATCGCGGGGGTTCGCCCAGTTTTGATATGACGGGTGGCGGCAGGGAATACACGCCTCCTCCTGAATTTTCTAGCGGCCCGATAGCGCCTATGCAGCCAGAGCAAGCCACTCCGCAAGACGCGCAAATTTCTGATGAAACGGGTCAGTACGATCCGGGCCGGTTTGCACAGTTCTTTTCTGGCCCTATGGCCCCAATGCAAGAGCCGACCCCACAACCTGCGGCTCAACCCCAGCCTGCCCCGCAACAACCTGCGTTTGACATGGGCGGGATGGATTTCAGCGGTCTCGCCGGTCTTGGCGCGTTGAGCGGTATGCCGTCACAAATGGCGCAGGCTCCAGAAATGCCGCAACAACCTGCCTTTGACTATGGCTCAATGATGGCCCAACAGCCTGCCCCTTCATTTGACATGGGCGGGTTTGGCGGCGGTATGGACTATGGTGCTATGCAACAGCCTGCCCAGCAGCCTGCTCCGTCGTTTGATATGGGCGGTTTCGGTGGCGGCGGTGGCGGCGGCATGGACTTTGGTGGTATGGATTTCGGTAGCATGGGCGGCTTTGCCGCAGGTGGCCCGATTCAATACGCCGCTGGCGGTAAGTTCTTGCGTGGCCCCGGCGATGGCATGTCGGATGACATCAAGGCGAACATCAATGGTGAGCAGGAAGCCCGGTTGGCTGATGGCGAGTTTGTCATCCCCGCCGATGTGGTTTCCCATATCGGTAATGGCTCAAGCGAAGCCGGTGCTGATAGGCTCTACAAGATGATGGCTAACATCCGCAAGGCGCGTACCGGAAAGACCCGGCAAGCCCCGCAAATTAACCCGAAGAAGTACCTACCCTCATGAAAGTAACCAAACTAGAAGTCAACGAACGAGACATTGACCGGATTTTTCTGGTCATTACTCGTGACTTCGCCAACGAGCACAGCATGGGCAAACTGAGTGCCTCAAACCATAACGCAGAGAAAGGTCTGCTCTGGGGCATCAAGAACATTGAGTGCGGTGCTTGGGTAGTAGAAGACGATGCCGGTAAAGTTCTTGGCACTATCGGCATTCACCGTACTTCTCCATGGTACTCGGACGAAGAGTATCTTGCTGACGGATGGTTCTACGTACTTCCTGAGTATCGTAAGACCGGCGTAGGTAAGATGTTGTTGGATGCGGCTACTAATTTTGCCAAGGAACAGGAACTGCCCTTAATTGTCGGCGTGTTCAATATGGATGACACCGGCAAGAAGATTGAAATCATGAATCGTATGGGGCTTAAACTTATTGGCGGCTTGTTCGCCACAGGAGTTTAACTATGTGTGGCGGCGGCGGTGGTGGTAGTTCAGCACCTACTCAACAAACAGTTACTCAGGTAACGATACCTCCTGAGTTGATGCCGTATGCCAAGAAGGTTCTTGGCACGGCAGAAAATCTTACATACAACCAGCCCTACCAGACTTATGGTGGGCAGCGCATCGCAGGGCTTAACCCGCTCCAGCAACAGGCGATGCAGCAGATTCAGCAGCAACAGACTGCTTCTCAAATTGGTCAAGCCACCGGTATGGCTGGGCTTGCTGGGCTTCAAGCCCAAAAGTTAGGGCAATACAGTCCAGCCCAATATCAAGGGTTAGACGTTAGTTACCTTGGCGCACAGGCTCCCAGTCTACAGCAGTACCAGATGGGGCCAGCAGAGCGTGTATCTGCCGACAAAGTAAAAGCCCAGAAACTACAGCAGTTTCAGATGGAAGGGCCAGAAAGCGTTGCGGCTCAAACTGATTTTGGTTCTGTCTCTGCACCCGGCCTTCGCGACATTCAGATGGGTGGGCCGCAACAGGTTCAAGCCTCTCAAGTTGCTGGCGCTCAAATGGCTGGGCCGCAGCAGGTTCAAGCACCGTCTGATCTTGAGCGATTGCAGATGGGGCCAGCCGAGCGTGTCGGCACTCAAGCCCTTGAGCAGTATCAGATGGGGCCAGCCCAGCAGGTTCAGGCTGAACGGTTTGGCCTTTCTTCACTTCAGCCATACATGTCTCCGTACATGCAGGACGTTGTGGAGACCCAGAAGCGTGAAGCGATGCGCGATGCAGCCCGTCAGATGCCGGGTGTGGGTGCTGCCGCTGCACGTGCGGGAGGTCGTGGCGGTAGCCGCGAGGCGCTTCTTCGGTCTGAGTCGCAGCGCAATTTGTCTAATCAGTTGCAGGGCATACAGGCTACCGGTACGCAACAGGCGTTCCAGCAGGCTCAGCAGCAGTATGGCGTTGACCGTGCCCAAGCGTTGCAGGCCGCGCTGGCTAACCAACAAGCGGGTCTTACCACGGGCCAGCAGAATCTGGCTGCACGACTAGGCGTCCAGCAGTTAGGCGCACAACAGGGACTGCAGGCTGCTCTTGCCAATCAGGCAGCGGGTATGCAGGTCGGTCAGCAGAATCTGGCTGCAGCACAGAATCGCCAGCAGTTGATGGCTCAGCAGGGGCTGGAGGCTCAGCGGCTTAACCAAGCAGCGGGTTTGACTGCTGGTCAAACTAACCTTCAAGCACGCATGCAAGCCCAGTTGGCTAACCAACAGGCTCAGCAGCAAGCAGCGTTGGCTAACCAGCAAGCAGGACTTACTGCCGGTCAGGCCAATCTTCAGGCTGCGCTTCAGACGCAGGGGCTTGGCGCACAGCAAGGGCTGCAGGCTCAGTTGGCTAACCAACAAGCCCGTATACAGGGAGGCCAGATGGGCCTCCAAGCGTCGTTGGCTAACCAGCAGGCTCGACAGAGAGCGGCTGAGCAGAATCTTCAGGCTAGGCTCGGCGTTCAGCAGTTGGGCGCACAGCAAGGGTTGCAGGCTGGACTTGCCAATCAACAGGCTCGTATGCAGGCGGCTCTTGCCAACCAGCAGGCTGGTCTAACTACCGGTCAGCAAAATCTTGCCGCACAACTCGGTGTTCAGCAGTTGGGAGCGCAGCAGGGTCTACAGGCTCAGTTGGCTAACCAGCAGTCTCAACTTCAGGCGCAACAACAAGCCCTTGCTCAACGTCAGTTTGGGGCGCAGTTTGGTGAGCAGTCACGGCAGTTTGGACAGAATCTTGGTCTTCAAGGTATCCAGCAGCAGTTGGCTGCGGCAGGCATGCTCGGCAATCTGGGTCAGCAGCAGTTTGCTCAACAGCAAGGTATCAACCAAGCCCAGATGGCGGCGGGTCAGCAGTTACAAGGTCTAGAGCAGCAGAGGCTTCAGGCTGCGTACGAGGACTTCCTCAACCGGCAGCGTTATCCGTATCAGCAACTTGGCTTCATGTCAGACTTGATTCGCGGTACGCCGACCGCTGGCGGGGTTCAAAGTCTTTACGGCGCACAAGCCAGTCCAATTGGAGCCTTAGCAGGACTCGGCGGTCTCTATATGGCCGGTAGAGGCCAGTAAGTAGGAGATGTAAATGGCACAGTCACTTCAAGGCATATCTGCACTTGATCCGCGAGTTGCGGCAACCGATAAGTTCATCCAAGAGAAGCAGATTCCTCCCGATCAGGTTGAGGACTTCTTGCTTGGCATGGGGGCTGACCCGCGTCTGGCTTCTCTGGTATTCAAATACCGCAAAGTGAAAGAGGCGGCAGAAAAACAGCAGAATGAAAAACCCTCGACTAGCAACGTCGCTGATGAAGTTTCTAACCAATACGCTCAATTAAAGCAACAGGAGCGTATGCGTCAAGGCGTGGCTGGTATGCCGACGCCTAATCTTGCACGTGCAGCGATGCGTGGTGGTATTACAGGTGAACCTGCACCGCAGGCGCAAATGGCTGGTGGCGGCATCGTTGCGTTCGGTCAAGGCGGCAGAACTTTCACGGTTGACCCAGAAGGTAATGTCGATATTGGTAGCGCAGGAGCCCTTATTCCCTACGAAGAGCCGGTTAAGCCCTCGCGTGCAGCAGGTATACGGGGCGCTCTTTCTAGAGGCGTGGGTGCTGCGGCTCGGTTTCCAATTAAACACCCGTTCATTACGGCTGGTTTGGCTGGTGCTGCGTATTTACTTGGTGGTGATGACGAAGAAAAACTCAAACAAGAAGCCAAGGTTGAACAAGCCGGGCTTAGTGATGAGCAGCGTGCGCTTCTTGCTGGTTACGATAAAGAGAATCCGTTACGCACTCCATCCGATATGGATATGCCGGGTGCGCCCAAGTTTATAGCGCCAGATACTAAGGTGCTTACTGGAGCAATTGAAGAATACAGAAAAGGTCTGCCGAAGACTCGTGAAGAAGCCATACAGCAACAGCAGGCTTTGGAAGATCAGATTGGTGAGACTAAAGCCATTAAGGCCCGCCGCGACAAACTTGAGCAGCAGTTAGAAAAATCTAATGTGCCTCAAGAAAAACGATTCTGGCTGGCGTTTGCACAGGCCGGGTTTGCGGCATCTGCTAAGGGTGCGCGTAACCTTTGGGAGACGTTGTCTGTTGGCGGTGCCGAAGGCATGAAAGCCTATCAGACGATGAAAGAGAAAGAAGAACAAACCCGTGAGCGTCTTGAAGACAAGTTGCTACAACTTGATAGCATGGAATCCGCAGTCAAACGTGGCGTCATTACAAGAGCAGACTCAGAGTACAAGCAGGCTAAGAAAGACGTTCTTGACCTACAGATCAGACTGCAAGACCAAAACAACGTGCTTGCGGATAGCCGTAACCGGTTCAATCTTGGTGTATACGGTACGAATGTTCAGGCCGCTATTGCTAAAATGGGTCGTGCAGAAAAGAAACAGTTTGAAGACCTGCAACGTCAGTATGCGCGCGATGCACGTATGGCTATGACTACGCAAGACCCGAAACTTCGTGCTGCACTTGAAGCCCGTTCACAAGAGACTCTTAGTGCGCTTAGTAACTTGGCTAAGACTGATCCGTCCGTTATTAGAGCGATGGTGGTTCAGCAACTTGAACAAGAATTCGTGCGACGGGGAGCGCAGGGAGGGGCACAAGGAGGAGCAAATAGTTCTGGCGGCGAAACCTATCTTGGTAGTATGTAAAAATGCCTCGTTACAGAGTCACGATGCCAGATGGACGTACGTACTCCATTGATGGCCCTGAAGGCGCATCTAAAGAACAGGTTATCGCCGCAGTACAACGCAAGTTAGGTGCTGCCGAAGAAAGAGAAACCACGCTAGGTGGCGAAGTAAAAGAAGCCTTCAAAGGCGTGATTCCCGGTGCTGCTGGGCTGCTTGAGACGGCGGCTACAGGTGCCGCTGCGTTACTGCCCGAAAGGGCAGAGATGGCTGTTCGTGGTAAAGCCGCTGAATTGGCTGGTGCTGCACGTGAAGCCTTCAAGGCTACTCCCGGTTACGAAGAATCTACGGGCCGTAAGTTCGGTGAGGCTCTCGGCTCGACTGCCCCGTTCTTTGCGCTTGGCCCACTTGGTGCGGCTGGACGGGCTGGTGCAGTCGGTCTTGGTGTCGGTGCTGGCGCAGGCGAGGCACGGCAACGTGCCGAGATGGAAGGTGGTGAAGAAGATAAAGGTCTCGCTACAGCGGCGGGTGCCGTTATCGGCGCAAGCGAAGCCATACCGGTATTCAACTTTGTAAAGCGTTTACCACGTGACGCACAACTAACCATACTAGATCGCATCAAGCGAGGCTTCCAAGCAGCCGGTGAAGAAGGCGCACAGGAAGCGGCATCGCAGATCGCCCAGAACATTGTGGCTAAAGGTTTGTATAAGCCTAGCCAAGAACTGATTGAGAGTGCTGGCGAAGAAGGTGCTTACGGCGCGGGTGTTGGTGCTTTTATTCAGGTTCTTACAGACATGGCGCTGGGGCGTCGTGTTCGCGGTGTTCAGCCGCCTCAAAGTGCTGAAGAAAAATTAATTGAGAAAGAACCTCCTCCGACTGCCCTTCCCGGTACGCAGGATTCTGTAAAGGAAGACGTAGCCCGGCAAACTCGGGAAGAAGAAAAGATTAGGGCGGTTATTGACGAAGAGAAAGATGCAGCCGATGAAGAGGCGCGGCTTGAGCGCGAGGCCGTTCAAGCCTATGAACGTGAGCAAGAAGAACTTACAGCGAGACGCGGTTATGACGAGCAGACTCTGCGTGAAGCGGCAGAGGCTGAAGCACTTGCACCCGTAGAAGACGAGGGTGTGCCGTACACGCCGCCTGAGCGTGAGGAAGAAGTCGCTCCGGTGGAGGAGGAACCTACTGTTGAAGAGCCAACGGTAGAAGCCCCAACTGTAGAAGAACCTGAATACACGATGCGGGATGCCGCCCTTGAGGTGTTCAAGGAGACGGGCAAGACCAACGTAGATACGTTACGTAATCGACTGGCTATTCCGCTACAGGAAGCCAAAGAACTTAGGCAGTCTTTAATTGACGAGGGCGTACTTGTAAGGCGTGGCAACACCTATATATTGCAGGAAGTAGAGACGGCTCCGGCTGCTAAAGCAGAGGAGGTTAAAGATGCAGACATACGCGCCAGAGATATTGAAGAAGTTGACGTTGGAGCAGTTGGAGGAAGCGATGTACTGCCTCCATCACGACCTGTATCCGCAGGACAAGTTACTGCAGAGCCTGCAGTTGCCCCAATGGAACGAGTTGGCGAACCTGCTGCAGTTGCTCCTGCGGGAGCGGAGATCGTCGAACCTGCACTAGAAGATATTGACGTTGCCCAAGAAGAACTTGAGGCAGCACAGACTCCATCTCGCGCTACAAGCATACGCACGGCTGCATTGGATTTCGTCCGTGCTACTGGCAAAGCAGACCCAATTAGTCTTCAACAGACACTTGGTATAGAACTTTCTGAAGCCAAATCGTTACGTGAGGCGCTGGTTGGCAGTGGCGCTATTGTTCCCGTACCGGGTAAGAAAAACCTGTACACGGTGTTTGAGGAACTCAAGACCACGCCAGTAACTCCAGCGCGTGAAGGCCGTATTGAAGGTGAGTCGCTTACCGCTGCCAGACCTGAAGTGCTTCAAGGTGCGCCACGGCCTGCTGTGCGTGAAGTATTGCCAGAGGTTTCTGAAGAAAAGCCCGGTGTTACGGCGGTCGGGAAACGTACACAAGTTAGTCCAGAGTTTCAGTCTACGTTAGACGATTTGCGTCAATTAGCCGCTGCACCTGATATGGAAGGTAGGCAGTACGGGCTTGATCTTGTAGGCGGCGAAGCGCGTGGTGTTACACGCAAGAAACTAAGTCCTGCCGAAGTTAACAATGCTAAGACTTTGGGACTTACTAAAGAAGCCACGGCATACGCTGCCAATCCTGCCGGTGTTGCTGAGCGTAGAACGCTGATTGAGGCTACCAAAGCCAAGCACAAGGGGCTTGTAGAACGAGCAGTCGCTCTGCAGAAACAAGAGTCAGATAACCGTAAGATTGGTAAAGAAAAAATATTAAGCGACGGATTTTTCCGTAGCCTATACGGCACTCTGTCAGACCCACAAATAACTATGGGTCAACTTGTTGAGGCTGAGAACAGGTTAAAGAAAAGCGAAGCCAAGTACGGTGAAGTTGTCGCTCCGCAGGTGGCGGCTGAACAGGCTACGTTTGAGGAAGACACAGAGTTCCAAGAAGCAGTTAAGACTCAAAAGGCTCGTGCCGAAGAACGCGAAGAAGCGGAGAAAACCGCCCGTGAAGAACGCCGTCGTACTCGTAAGAGAGACATCGGGTTACGTTTTGAACGCGGCAAAGGCGCAGGCATGGACGCTGATCGCGTCTACGAAATTGCCGTCAAGACCGCTGCTAACTGGAAGAACAAGCCGCGTATCTTCGTTGTGCAGTCTATTGATGAACTGCCAAAGACTTTGCGTGCCAGAACTCCAGATGACGTTAGCGGTTTCTACATCAACGGCGATGTGTTCCTGATCGCTGACAACGCTACCACAGAGGCTAACGTACGCGCCACGATGTTCCATGAGTCTTTAGGCCACTTCGGGCTTAAAAACTTGTTTGGTCGTCGTTTACGCGAAGTGATGTTAGACATCTATCGCACTAACCCCGCGATGCGTAAAGCCGCTGATGGATATTTTAAGAGGTTTCCAGACGCGTATAAGTACATGAATGACGCTGATCGTCGTTCTATGGCTATTGAAGAAGTCCTTGCCGAGGCTTCTTCTAAGGGAGTAATCAAAGACGCAGGTATACGTGCGGCGTTCAATCGTGTTGCTGCCATGATCCGCAAGTTCATTCGCGGTATGGGCATACAAATCAACTACAGCAACAACGATGTTCGTCAGATTCTTATTGAGGCGCACGATACGGTTACCACTCGTGAACGCGAGGCTAGACTCAGCCCGTCTGGCGAACCGATGTTTCAGCGCAAGCAGGCTAAAGAACGCCTTAGCAACGTCTTCGATGTAAACACTACTAGACCTAGTTACGACAACAAGATCGGTGACGGAGTACGTAGTTCGCTGGGCAACGTGTACGACAATTTGCGTGACGGGGCCATCTCGTTCCTGTCAATACCGCAGATTGCCGAGGTGTGGGCTAAGGAACTTCCATCTGTTGCTAAATTGGACGTACTACTTGGCAATCGTGGCGCGACCGAAATGCGTCGGCGTGAGGAAGTTAGCACCAACGTAACCAAGTGGTTTGAACTGTCTAACAACTACAAAGACAAACCTGAGACGCTTGAAAGATTCTTCAAGGTAGCGAACCTGACCACGGTTTATCAGGTTGACCCGCTCAAGGACTCGGTGCAGGCAGTCCTCAAGAAACCGAAGGACAAGATGACGCCCTTCGATAAAGTTTCTTATGACATTGTCAGAGAGTACAACAGTCTGCCTGCCGATCTCCGTAAAGCGTACAAAGACCTGCGCGAAGACTACGAGAACAAATCGCAACAACTCTTCAAGTTAATGGAGCAGCGGCTTGGTAAGGATGTTGTAGACAAACTCAAAGCCAAGTATGACGCGAAGCGTTTGCAGGTGTACCTGCCGCTCTGGCGCGATGGCAATTATTGGTTGTCTTATACAGACAAGAACGGCGAGACGATTGTTGCGGCATACGCGAGTGACCTTGACCGTCAGCGTGGTGAGGACGCTGCCCGAGCAGAAGGTGGTAAAGAGTTTTCTACATTCTCAAGACTGCGCGATGTTCGTAATAGTCGTCGCCCCCCGCCGACTGGGTTCTTGGGTGATGTAGTCCGTGAGATGGAGAACAAAGGTGCGCCGCAGGACATGATTGATGCGGTGTATGAGACTTTCTTGAACTATCTCCCGGCAGAATCCATCCGGCAGATGTACCGTCCTCGTGAAGCCTCGTTTGATATAGCCACGGGCGTTGATCGCTACGGCGTGTTCGGCTTTGAGCCTGATGTGTTTCAGGCTTACGCCAACGTGGCTACCCGCATGGCGAACCAACTCACGAACCTTGAGTACGCCATTCCGCTTGAAGAGACGATGAATGAAATCTACAAGCAGGCAGGTGGTGAGCGAGTCAGGGATAAGACGCTTGGTGCCGTATACAGCAACCTTAAGAAGCAAGTTGACTTCATCCGTAACCCAGAAAAGAACTGGCTGGTGGACGGGGCAAGTTACTTCAGTTACCTGTGGTTTATCGCCGGTAATATTTCTTCAGCACTCATCAACACGACTCAGTTGCCCATGGTTGTGGCCCCGCTTCTGATGGGTAAGTACGGCGTGGCTAAGACCACCGCTGCCATGGACAAGGCCATGAGCATGTATTTCAACGGTGGTTGGGATACGAACAATGCTGGTAAAAGTTCCTTCCCATCCGACTTTACGTTCGGTAAAGCCGCCAATCTAGACCGTAAGTACGAAAAGTTATATCAGACAGCCGTTGCTCGTTCGGTCATCCGTCGTTCAACCGGATACGAAATCACTGAAGCACAAAAGGCTGGCGTAAAAGACTATGTTGGCATCAAGGCACGGGTGACTCATGGCCTTGGCTGGCTGTTCCAAAACTCCGAACGTTTCAACCGCGAAGTCACTTTGCTTGCGGCGTTTGATCTTGCTTACGAGAGAACTAAGAACGTAGACAAGGCTATCGAAGAAGCCTTGAAAGTAGTCAACGACGCACATGGCTCTGCTCTTGCCGAGACTGGGCCGCGCTTGTTCCAGCAAGGGTTTGGTAAGGTGATGTTCACCTTCAAGCGATTCGCTCAAGCGCAAATCTACTTGCTCAGCAAACTGTTTAAGCAAGCATTTGGCGATGCTGATGCTGAGACGCGGGAAGTTGCACGCGGCCAGTTGATCGGTATTTTCGGTTCGTCTTTCCTCATCGCCGGTCTGCAAGGCATGCCGATGTATGGCGCAGTAGAGTTCTTAGCGAACCTGCTCATGGGCGATGATGACGAGCCGTACGACTTCAATGCTTACGTGAATGCCAAGTTCGGTGAGACGGGTCGCAAGGGACTGCTTAATCAGATGATCGGTGTGGACATTGCATCCCGTACCGGCTTCAACGGAATGCTCTGGCGCGACGATCCGAAGCGCATGGCTGAAGTCGGGCCGTTCTTGTATACGCTAGAGCAGGCACTGGGGCCAGCCTACGGCGCGTTCCTTAGCGCACAGCGTGGTGTAGAACTCTTTAACCAAGGTGAGTACATGCGGTCTATTGAGGCTCTTACTCCATCCTTCGTACGTAACGGGTTCAAGACTTTGCGTATGGCAGAAGAAGGCGTAAGAAATAAAGACGGTACGCCTGTCGTTGAAGACATCAGTCGCTATAACTTGATGATGCAGGCGGTCGGCTTCAATCCTGCCGAAGTTGCAGAAGCCCGTGAACGTGCTGGTGTTCGTGCCAAATTTGATAATAAGTTACTGAAGCGTCGTTCGGCTTTGCTCGACCAATACTACGCCGCATGGCAAGAAGGAGATCAACAGGGTATCGACGACGCCCTAAAAGATATAGAAAAGTTCAACGCCAAGAACCCCTACAAAGGTTTGGTTATATTCCCAAACACTTTGATAAAGTCCGTGACCATGCGGCAGCGTAGACAGTTTATGTCGATTGACGGTCTCTACACTAACCCGACCTATATGCAACGAATCAACGAACTGTCTGGGCAAGACTAGCCAATACGCCAGACCCTGACGCCAAGATGTCCGTCCTTGGACGAGGTATAAGCCTTCACCCTGACCTTGGCGATCTTGGCGCAGGTGTCTAACTTATACAGCATCTCTGCCGGTTTGACGGTAGGCACGAAGAAAGAATCCCCGACTTCCATACCGTCAAACGGAAAGACCCACTCAGGCTCCTGAAGCCTTGTCCCCGTCATCTTTGAACTTCTCCAAGAATTCCCTAGTTACGGCAGGATCAGCACGGAAGGCATAAGTCCATATCGGTGAGGTCACGCCACCTTTCCACCCCGTTGAGAGCCGCATCTTCTTGGCATCTACAAGGGTTCCCTTCGCCTTCAACACCGTCTCCATCTCTTCTGTGCTGACGTTGCACTCCGTGACTAAATACTTTCTTAACTCAGTCTTGGAGATGTACTGCATGTTGGTGTCTATTTCGATTCGCGCCACGATGGCACCGTAGGCATCTGCGATCTGCCTACCTTCGTTGAACACGAGAATACCGTTCTGGTACTTGAGCAAGAACTCCGTGATCAGAGCCTCGTAGTCCACCTCGCCGTCTTTGATCGTTTTGTCTCTGACCATAATTGATTGCACCAGTACGTAGTTGAACAACCTTTCTAGGTCGTAGTTGACGATGTCGGCTTGAATGGCTAACTCCAGCCCAGCGAACGTGGAAGCGATGGCGTTCTCGTAGAACCGGTACGATGCGTCCGTGCCGAACCGCGACTGTCTGATCCGCTCGTGCCAACTGTTTAGTGTCTTGGTCGCGCCCTCGTCGCCCACGTGCATCAAGTGCTTGATGTATTCAAACCCGGCCCACCCGTAGTTGGTGTTGAATGGGTCAAAAATTTCTTCACCCAGTCTGGGGTTGTCTGCCATGGCCGCAGGCCGATTGATGCGGAACTCCATGTAACGAGCCATCTCGCCAGTTGGGTTGCGCTTGGCTGCGAAAATCTTATCCCGCATGGACTCGTTAGATGTCATCAAGCACAGTTGTGACGCAGTCAACTCCTGCTCACGCTCGGCATTGACGCTCGACTGCAACCGAATCTTGCCCTTGCCTTGTGCGACGGAGTGGATCAAGTTTGAAAGTTCTTTCGGGTCTTTGTCCTTGACCTCGTCCAAGCACAGGATAATGTTCTTCAAGTTGAGGGCGCGTTGCACCAGACCGTTATCGGTCGCCTTGTATACGCTGACGTTCTTGGGATTGGCGAACACGCTACTAGCCGCAAGCAGCGCACCAGTCTTACCGCCACCAGTGTTGCCGGTGTAGCAGAAGGTCATGCCGCTCGTGGTGCAGTAGCGCATCAGCGGAGAGCCGAACGCCATGCCAAGAGCAAAGGCATGCATCTCAAATCCCGGCGTGTTCAGTTTATTGGCACACTCCTGCCACTTCTCGTAGGAGCCGTGTGGCTCAAGCATCTTGGCGATGCTCTTGACCATCGGAGACACCGGAGCATGCCGCTCCTTGCCGTCCCGTGTGATCTCTACATTACCAATAACGAACGCATCGTTTTCTAGCGTCCATCCCATCTGACCGCGTACCTGTTCGGCAGCGTCCTGCGACTGTAAGTAGTGCGCCCATTTCGTCATGTATTCCACCAATTTAGGCCATTGTGTTTGCGTGGGCGGGGAGATACCCGCCCTGCCAAGCGTTCGCTTGAATTCGTCCAGTGACTGCATCGACTCGTGAGTCAGTTCAAACTCGCGAACCTCGTGCGGCAGCAACGCACGGATTGTGAATATCTCGCCCTCAGTACGGCTGTACATCCGCTTGATAGGAAAGAAATCATTAGTTGATATTAGAGTCGGTTCTGGCTGGTATCGTGTTCCGTCTTCGTCAACTTCGGCGGGTGGTAGGAAATAAATTCCTCCGGTTCGTCCACGTACATAGGGACGGATCGCAGGTGGAAGTACCGGAACTTCTTTGGAATCCTCTTCGACCCGAACTGCGTTCTCCTTGGGGTCTTCCGTGGCTTCGACAAAGCGCCGTCCAACGGCAAGAGGGTTTGTGATACGGCCTCGGAAGGCGCAGCCGTCGCACTTGCCGGGGTTGAGATCGTTGAACTTGTCACACGAAAACGGTTTACCAAAAGACTGATTAGCCTTGCGAATTGTTGCTTCATAGTTGTACTCAGGGTGGTCTTCAGACATCAAGTGAATGGATGCTTCCCAGTCGGTGCAGTGCCGTGCGATTGACAGCCCTGCGTACCACAACGGTTCTTCCAACGTGGTAGCGTTAGTTAGAATATGCTTAATCTGAGCGCAGCCCTGATCGCTCAGACTTTTCTCTGCGATGTCTTGGAACGTGGTCTCGTAGTTGTCGAGCCGCGCTATCTTCTTCGTGTCCTCATCAAGCCCCTTCGGCAGGAGATCAAGAATTGATCCACCAGTGCTAACTTCGCCTAAGTAACTCTTAAACATGTCGAAGTCGTACTCGACGAACTCCGTGTCCAAGAACTTGGTCGGTGCCGGTGGGTCGGTCTTGTAGTTAAGTGTCTCGGGGCAGCGCAGGATACGCGCTGCGTCTGCCGTTACGGCAGGATCAATCTTGAGATAGTCCAAGCACATCTGCTTGAACTTGGTGGCGTAAGCCTTCCATTCGTCGGTCGGTACGTCACGGTCAAGAATCCAGTAAGCATGCACCCCACCACCCGAATCCACACGGACAGGAGGCGGCAGGTCGTACTGCTTGACGAAATCGTCCAACGCAGCAAGTGCTTCTTCTTTGCTGCGGTACTTCTTGTCGTTCTCGCCAACGTCAAGGTCAATAAAGAATGTCTTGCAGAACTGAGCGTAGTCAGTCTTGCGGCTGTGACCCTTAAAACTATTTAGTGCTACGAATACATTCTGGCCTCCATTTGCAAACTCGTTAATCACTACAACCAAGTCGTCGAGTGTTTCCACGAAGCGGTGAGTTGTTTTGTCATTCTTGATACCGGCAACACAGTAAACACCCTGCGACGGTAATGCTTTCTGGTAAAATTCTTTTTGCATACACTGCCACAGATAAAAAAGGCGGGGTCAGCAGTCCCCCGCCAGAGAGGTGTCAAACAAACCTAAATCAAAGATTCCCTCCCAGCATTTGAGAGATGTATATCTTCGCGTCGAGAGAGTTACGAGCGGGAAGTACACCCTGCTTCATGTCTTCCTCAATGAGGTAGATGAAGGCTTCGATACGAGTGCGCTTCTCTTCCCTTATACCCTGTCCTCTGAACCACGCATAGACCGTAGTTCGTGACGTATCCAACGCTTTAGCCACGTAAGCCGCAGGGAGGTTAGCCTCGACACATACTCTGCCAAGTTTCACCCCCAAGCGGTTGGGGTCTCCGTCTTTTAGCGCGACTAAGAACTTGTCGCCGTATGAGCGAGGCATGGTAACTCCTTACTTCTTCGCCCACTTCTTGACAACGTCGGCAACGTCTCCGTTAGGAGCAGCCTCGGCTTTCTTAGTTGGCTCACGCAACTTAGGTTCCTGCAAAGCAGCAGGGCCAGTAACGATGGGGCCAGAAGTCTCACCTTCGTCTGCTTGATACACAGTCAACTTAACGGCTGCTTCTGCCGCTGCCGAGTTGCGCTGACGGGTAATAACTTCAATATCCGATTCGTCCACCGCTGCAACGGGTGAGAACAGCACCTTCGGTACAGGCGACTTAGTGTCGAACTGCATCTTAGTTACAACACGCCCTGCCGAAATGTCGTTGCTAGCCAACATCTGAATGTAGGGACGGAACGGATACTTGCCGCCTTCTTCCTTGCCAAAGCAAGACGTTGCAGGAAGCACCAACTGCATGACATCACCGCCGGGATTATTCGGCAGCACAACCGCAGTTCGCCAAGACAAACGGCATGCCGCGCCGCTGCCACCCTGACCCGATCCCTTGACCGACCACTGGCAAGAATCGCAAGACTTGGCTTGAGGATTCTTTACCTCAA